TGTGGCATTGCCTGTTACAATCAGTGAAACCAGTGTACCAACTGAGGTCAGTTGGCTGAACAGCACATTGGCACTGAGTGTATTGCCAGTGAGCAGATCAGCTGCAGAAGTACTGGTTACTCCAGTCAATGCACTGCCGTTGCCAACAAAAAATGCAGCCGACACATTGCCCGCTGAACTTATGTTGCCAGATGCAGTCAAAGTGGTGGTGCTCAGTACACCAGTGTTATAGCTACCCACACTGGTGATCACAAAAACATTGGCTACGTTGGCAGCACTGACGTTGACATTGCCAGATCCCACAATGGCAATATTGCTGGTACCGTTGGCAATTCCAGTTACTCCACCAATGTTGTAAAGTTCTGAGAAATTTTCATTGGTTTTGATAAACGCAGTGCGTATGGGATCGCCCTGACCGTCATTGGCTACATTGCCTACGTCAATTATTTGCTGTGTCATAAAACCGCTGTCCTAATGATGTATTTACCAAAGTTTGATATGGCTTTGCCTACATAAACTGGGCTAAATAGAGCAAACGGAGCAGCGGATGTCTTATATCATCAACAACACTCGTGGCAATTTGGTGGCCACAGTTGCCGACGGCACAATTGATACCACTACCATTCCAGTGACCCTGGTGGGCCGTGGGGTGACCAGCTATGGCCTGTATGAAAATGAAAATTATGTGTATTTGCTGGAAAACTTTTGTGCGCCCACAGCACCGCCAAATTCCATGCAAGGGCAGCTGTGGTTTGACAGTGCCAACAATGTACTGTCAGTGAGATCCACAGCAAATAGCTGGGTATCATTGGCCAGCGAAACTTATGTGCAGGCTCAAAAAATCAGCCCTGCGTTCACAGGCACACCCACAGCGCCTACTGCTGCTGCAGGAACCAACACCACACAGTTGGCCACCACTGCTTTTGTGGGCACTGCAATCACAAATTTTTCTAGCAACGTAGGCAATATCTACGCTCCAATCAACAGTCCTACGTTTACTGGAAATCCTGCAGCACCCAGCACAGCCAATACAGACAGTTCTACCCGACTGGCCACCACTGCTTTTGTACAGGCTCAAAAAATCAGTCCTGCGTTCACAGGCACACCCACAGCGCCCACAGCCACTGCTTCTGACAGTAGCACACAGTTAGCTACCACTGCTTTTGTACAGGCTCAGAAAATCAGTCCCGTGTTCACAGGCAATCCTGAAAGTGTTACCGTCGCTGCATCAGACAACAGTACAACCATAGCCACCACTGCTTTTGTACAAGCTCAGAAGATCAGTCCTGTGTTCACAGGCACACCCACAGCACCCACTGCTGCTGCTGTTATTAACAACACTCAGTTGGCTACCACTGCTTTTGTGCAGGCTCAAAAGGTCAGCCCTGTGTTTACAGGCACTGTAAGAGCACCAAATCCACCTCTGGGCGACTATGATACCATAGTGGCTACCACACAATTTGTGCGGGATACCATAAATCCCATCAACGGATATCTTGGTACCATGGCCACTCAACCTGCCAATGGTGTGGCTATCACAGGCGGCACCATCACTGGGCTGTCTGCCCCGCTGCCAGTGGCATCAGGTGGTACCAATGCAGCAAACCCTGGTGATGCTAGATTCAACCTTGGTATACCAGATTTTCCATTGGCTGTGGCCAATGGTGGAACTGGCGGAACAGATGCTGCTACAGCTCGCAACAATCTTGGGCTGGCCACTGGAGCAACCACAGTGGTAGGCACCATGGCCACACAAAATGCCAACGCTGTTGCTGTCACAGGGGGCACTATTGCTGGTATCACAGATCTTGCCATAACTGACGGCGGCACAGGAGCCAGCACTGCCGTGCAGGCTCGATTGAACCTGGGCATTGGTAATTTGGCCACACAAGCCGACAACTCTGTGCTGATCACTGGCGGTCAAATCTATGGTCTATCACCGCAACTGCCTGTGGCATCGGGCGGAACCGGCAGCGGATCGCCCGGCGGTGCCAGAGATAATCTGGGATTGGGCAGCATGGCCACTCAAAATGCCAATGCAGTGGCCATCACAGGTGGGTCCATATCTGGTGTAATTGGTGTGCTGCCAGTGGGGGCCATTATCCTATGGTCAGGATCTTTGGCCACCATTCCCACTGGCTATCAGCTGTGCAATGGATCCAATGGCACGCCCGATCTAAGAGATAGATTTGTGGTAGGCGCAGGATTTACATGGATTCCAGGCAACACCGGCGGCAGTGCTGATGCTGTGGTGGTTTCGCATACACACTCAATCACAGATCCAGGACATCAGCACACTTACCAGCGCAGTCCACAAATCACCAACGGAGAATTTAGAAACGATATAATGGCTGGTTATTTTTATGAAAACCAGCTTACAAGCTCAGCTGTGACTGGCATCACCATCAATTCTGCTGGTACGTCGGGCACCAATGCCAACTTGCCGCCTTATTATGCTCTATGCTATATTATGAGAGTGTTCTAAACGCTGAAACTGCTGCCGCAGCCGCAAGTGGTAGTGGCCTGTGGATTGTCAATCACAAAGCTAGATCCAGAGAGATCGTCGCGATAGTTGATGGTAGCTCCGTCTAAGTATTGCATGCTGATAGAATCAACCAACACTGTGACAGAGTCATACTCAAAATCAAAATCGTCTTCATTTTGCTGCTCGTCAAATGTAAAGCCGTATTGAAATCCTGAGCAGCCGCCGCCTTGAACAAATACCCTTAGTTTGAGATTGGGGTTGCCTTCTTCGGCAATCAATTCCTGTAGTTTTTCAACTGCTGCTGTTTGAAGTTTCATAGTCGCTCGTTGCAAACGTCCCAGTCAATGATTTTCCACATGTTGTTGAGATATGCTTCTTTGTCTGATTGATAGTCCAAGGCCCAGGCATGCTCCCACCAGTCGATGATCATGCAGATATCGGTGCGTACAGCATGATTGGCAATGGTTTTGATGTCTCCACCGGTTGAAAGATATACCCAACCTGAACCCTGAATTTTCATGGCTGCTTCTTTGAGAGCTTCTTTGAAATCTTCGTAGGTTTTGAACTTGGATTCAATCAATTCCAGCACAGCACCGCGAGGGCGATTGGCTCCTCGGGGCGGTTTCAACTGCGGAAAAAATTTGTTGTGCAAAAAACTGCCTGCACGATTGAAATCTGCGTTGCCTTCGCCCGCATTGTAGCGTTTGGCATAGCCCTTGGCCAGGTGTTCGTAGTGGTAATCAATGGTTGCCCGACTCAGCACTGGTTCTAGATCTTTGACTCCATAGGGCAGGGGAGTGGTTTCCAGTTTGGCAGGTCTGGTGCTGGCTTCTACAATATTGACCAATTCGGCAATGGAGGCGGCTGTGTCCATGACTGTATTTATCGGCGTCTCACTATGCGACCTCGTGTGAGATCGTAGGGCGAAAATTCAACTTCCACAGTGTCGCCCAACAAAATTTTGATGTTGTGCTGTCGCATGCGGCCAGAAATAATGCCTGTGATCACTGTTTGAGTACCGTCCATTTTGACTTTGAACATAGCGTTGGGCAGCACGTCGATGACCACGCCGTCCATTTTTATACCTTCTTCTTTGGCCATAGGTTGTTACTTATTCAAAGCTGAGTTCAGCTACAACCTTTTTGAGTCGGTCAAATCTAAAACTGCGCCATTCCATTTTGTCGAGATCAAACACGCGAATGCTATGTGGGTCAGGTTCTTTGCGAGGCTTTTTGTTGGTTACAGATTCCATGAGTCCATCAATGTTGGCGGTGCTACCAGCAGTGATGGGTTTGGGTTTGATTGGTGCAGGCGGTATCAGCTCGCCTTTGAGTGTGCATCGCATTTGACGTTCAGTGCCGTCGGCCTTGACAAAGGTCACTGTGATAGGCTGCTGTTGTAGCAGGCTGCGCACCCAGTCTCTGATGATGGCTTTGTTGGCGTCATTGGCTTCTTGATACTGTGTTCCAGGCTGTCCTTTCAGCAGGCGCACAGTTTCCATTTTTTCCCACATAGGTGCATTCATCTCGATCAAATCCTCAAAAAGAGCTTTCATTTCAACCTCTACGCATACGACTAATTTCCACAGCCTCTTCGTCTGAAAACACAGGCACAGCGTTGCTCTTGTGCATGGTGGCAATACCTTTTACTTTGGTGCCTGTGTACACTTTGGGGGCAGCTTTGGTGGCCACACCTGACATACCAAGACTGGGGATATCATGTGTGGTAGGACGTCCAATTGGGGTGGTCAACTGATATGTACCGGCCAAGGGTTCAAATTTCTTTTTGCCTCGGCTGGGTGCAGGCACTGACCATCGGGCCTTGAGTTTTTCCCAATCAGCT